CCGTCGCTTTCTGATCGCCATTGGCGACCTGATCCGAGCGGCTGCGCTGCGGGTTCAGCTGAAGCTCGGTTAGCTGTCGCGGCCGAGTTGCCTCGGTACGGTTCTCGATCACCACGACGACCGGCACGCGCTGCACGCCGGCCAGCTTCAACATCATCATACGATGGCGGCCCTCGTGCCCGATCACCTGATCGTCGAGCCGGACCACGCCCATCCGCTTCTGCACTTCGCTGGGCTCGTTGGCGAGTGTCACGTTGAGGAAGATCGGGCCACTCTCGGCGAGCGTTCGCGCATCGAGCGGGCCATATTCCGGCATCTGCTCGACGCGCTGGCGGATCAGCTCGCGGCCCTTCTCACTGGCCGTCAGGCCGAGGAACTGATCCGGCGACATCATCACCGCGAATGCCTTCGACGAGCCATCCTGATAACCATATTCATTGATAAGCCCGCTGACACGCTCGGGCGTCCAGCCGGCCTGCACCAACACGTCCTGCGGCGGCTCCTCCATCGTCAGGAAGAACTCGGGGTTGAAGTCACCCCACTTCGCCGCCTCCGGGCCGAACAGCGCGCCCTGATCGCCGACTAGCTGGGCAATCGCCTCCTGCTGCAAATCAGTACTGAGCCGCAATCCTTCCTCGGGCGTCAATGCCCGGTCGATCTCGGCGATCAGCGTCGGCTCGGTCGCCGATTGGCGCACCTGCGACGCCTTGATCCGAACACCCATCGCCTCCAGCGCCTTGGCCGCCTCTTCCGGCGTCAGCTGCCCTCCGCTTGGAATGGCGAGGCCGATGTTGACGGTGGCCGGCGACACGACATTCTCGCGGAACTCGTCAACCAGCTTCCCGGCTTCGGCCTCGGTCTTGAACGTCCGCGCGCCGCCCAGCTCGCCGAGCCTGTCGAGCGGATACCAGTTACCGTCCTTGCCGAGATATTCTGGTGTGACGTCACGCGTACCCTTGTCCGTCGTGACGCGCCGCGTGCGCGACAATATGGTGCCCGCCGTGCCGATCTCTTCCGAGCGCTGGACCTTGTACACGTCCTGCCGGGCGATCTCGCCAAGTCGCTCGAACGGCTGAACCGGGATCGCCATCTCGACGCCCTGCTCCAGCTTGCGACCCTTGCCCTTCTTACCCTCCCAGCCGAAGCTGACGCCGGACGCCTGCCACGCCTCCAGCGCGGTGCCACCGCGGCGCGCGGCGCGCGCCTCGTAGCGCGCGGCTACAACCTGCGCCGTATGCTCGGCCACCTTGCTGGTGACATTGCCCGCCAGCAGCCGGTTCTTGACGTCCTCATAGACCTGCGCCGCGTCGGACTTGGTCGCTTCATTCTCGCCCGCCTCGGTCGCAATTTCGGCGCCACGCTGCTCCAAGACTTGCATGATCTCGGCATGGCGCTCCAGCGCTTCCTTCTGGCTGAGCCCGCCCGGCTGGAGCCGGACCTTGTCCTTCAGCGCTTCCCAAGTAGGCGTGCCGGCCAGATACGCGGCAGCTTCAGCAATCGGAATAACCACGTCGCCTTGGGTGGCCTGCGCCTCGGCGATCTGTTCCTGATAAGGTGCAAGCGCTTCTGCCTCATAACCCTCCGACTGCATATATTCGTTGATCGCTTCGACCGGCACATAGATGTCGCGAACCGGCGTGTCCTGCGTTTGGCTTTCGACAAACTCGCGGAAGGTTTCCGGGTCTTCGGAGCGGACCTTGCTGGCTTCGGCCTTCGCCATCAGCTTGTCGACGAATGCCGCGCCAACCGACGCCTGCACTGCGTCGTCCATGTCGCGCGCCTGCGGGCTCAGCTTGCGCGCGGCCAGCTGGAGCGCGCCAACCTGCCCACCGAGCACCAGCGTCGCACCAACTGTGTCGACCACGTCCTGCGGAAGATCGGCGACATACTGGTCCCAGCCTTTGCCGCCAGTCGTCAATGCGTCGATTGCACCCTGCCCGATAGTCGCCACGACTTCGCTCGGCGCCTCGCGCAGCAGCAACCCGCCGACGAACTTGCCTGCGGCTTCCTTGCCGAAATTGCCGAGAAGATATTCCATCGGCAGCTTCTCGGTCCCGGCTTCGATCAGCCCGGTGCCGAGCCCGGCCAGCAGTGCTTCCTCGGAATTGCCGCCACGAGCCTTGATGCGCTGCGACTGGTCGGCACCGCTGCCGAGACTGAGCGCGGTAAGCGGCCTACGCGTTGCTATGGCGCCAAGCATCTGGATCGTCGACGTCGTACCACTATAGGCGATCTGGCCGGGGTTGATCTCGATGCCGCCGATCTCGCCGATCGGATCGAACTGGACATTGGCCTCGCGATCCAGCAGCGCCAGCTCGCCCGCGACGCGAGCACGATAGCCGGACTGCATGAAATCCTGTTCCTTGCCGATCAGCTTGGCACCGATGTCGAGCACTTCGAGCGCGGGCTTACCGACCAGTGTGCTGACCGTCGAGGCGAGGATGCCGCCGCCGACCGTGCCGGGATCGGACAGGAAGCCGCCCTCAGCACGCTTTGGCATGATCTCACTCGGCGCGCGAACGACCGCGCCGTAGCGCGCCGCGCGCTCCTGAAGCGGATAAGGCAGCGCGGTCGAGCCGTACATGCGGTCGATGAACCGGCGCCCTAGTTGCTGCCCCTGCGCGTCGCGCGTGCCGAGCATCTTGCCGATCTCGGCCATTGTCGGCAGGTCGTCCTTAACCGCTGCCGCGTTGTTGGGATCGGCCGCGAACGCCGCCAAACCGGGAACAATGTCAAAGAGTTGGCGGGTTTCCTTGGCCTGCAATTCCTTTTCGAAGCCCGGCACATCGGCCGCCACGACACCCGGCTGCTCACCCAGCGCACGGCCGATTTTCCGAGCCTTGCGCGCCTCGGCCGGGTCTTGATCGTCGAGCGTATTGACGAAGGCATCCCGCGAAATCAGGCGGTCGACTGCACCGCCCCAAATGTCTTCAGCGGCCATCAGCGCGAACCTTCGAGATAAACTTCGATCACCTTCTGAGGAGTAGCCGTGATGCCACGCCGCTGCAAGGCGGCGATGATGCTATTCTTCGCCACGGTCGGAATGTCGTTATAGGTCGTGTCGACATTAAGCGTGTCGCGGTCGCCCGGCTTGCGCGCCTGAGTGCGGATTTCATAGAGCGGCGCCGTGGTCTTGTCGCCACTGGCGCTGATCCGCGTGATCGAGACGACCTGCGACCGCACGATCCCGTCAATCTCGGCATCGTTCAACTGGCGACCGGCTTCCTTCTGGCGCTTGTCGACCAGCGCCGTAGTGCGGTCGATCAACAACGCACGACGACGGCGCGCATCCTCGCCCTGCTTACCCTTCATACCGAGCTGCGACGGCGTCCAACCAGCCTGCGACCAGTAGCGACCGATGACCGTCTGCACCCGATCGATGTCGGCCGCGAGCGCCCCGGTTTCGTCGTTCTTGAGCTGCTGCTGCTTGAGCTTGAGCCGCGTCCGCTCGCCCGGCGTGATGTCGGTGACGATGTCGAGATTGGTCGACAGGAACGCCTGCCGCTGGGCCGGGTCAACCGAGGCAATGGCCAGCGTGGCATAAGTGTCGCCATTGGCCTTGACCCCGCCTTCGAGGATCGCCTTCTTGTTGGCGGCCAGCGCGGCATCGACCTTAGCGCGATTGCCGTCGTCGAGCTTACCGTAGTTCGGCACCTGCGAACGCTGGGTGATCGGCTTGCCTTCGAGATCGGCCGCCGCGATTGCCGCGCTGGCATCGTCCATCAAGCGCTGCTGGCCTTGGTTGAACAGCTTCTGCTGGATCGCGCCACGCTGGCGAATTTCCTGCGCAACCTTTTCGTAGAGACGCGGACTGAAATTGCTCGCTGAAGCCAGCTGATGCCAGCGCCGCAATGATGCCTCTACATTGGTGTCCTCGGCGCGGTACTGGGGAAGCTCGCCTTCTTTCCAATTGACCGACTTCGGGTCGACCGCACCCTTATCGACCCACGAGATTTTCTGCGGGTCTTCCTTGGGTGACCCCTGCCCGCGACGCACCGTGTAATGCAGATGATTGCCATGGCTCTTGGAGCCAGTGTTGCCAACCCCGCCGATGATGGTCGTATTGTCGACCTCGGCGCCAACCGGCAACGCGCTCTGCGACTTCATGTGTGCATAGCCGGTGACATAGCCGTTGCTGTGCTCGACCAGCACCGACCAGCCGCCCTCTTCGGAATACCAGTTCTTGATGACCTTGCCGGACATCGGCGGACGGATCGGCGTTCCGGCTGGCGCGGCAATATCGAGCGCGTTGTCGCTGCCTCGCGCCCTGTGCTGTGCCGCGGTGTTGGAAATGCGGCCGACGCCACGTCCGAGCGGGTTGACGAAACCCTTGGTCGGCGGCGGCGCGGCGGTCTTGGTCTTTTGCTCGGGAGGCAGGGCCGCGAGAGGATCAGTAGCCGGGTCTTCTGGAATGTCAATCTCGGTGCCGTCCGGCAACGGAGCACCACTCATAGCCCATGACGCGTAGCTTAGCACCCGTTCTTCGTCGATGATCGGGTTGACCTGCTTCCACAGCTTCGTCTCGTCGTCGGGCTCGATCTCGGCGGCATGATCCTTGAGATAGATCGCCGCGTCGGTTGCCCGGTCAGGATCGGCCAGCATCTTCTCGACCACGCCACTATGCACAGACGAGCGGACCTTGCGCTGCGCGCCGGCCACCGCGTTTGCCGGCATCCCCTTGTTCAGCTCGCGGATCGCCTCGTCGACCGACGCAATGTTGCGCTCGAACTCTTCCGGGTCGTCGTGATTGTCGATCGCGACCTGCACCCCGCTCTCGATCGTCGCGTTGAGTGACGCCTTGCGCGCCACTTCGGTCTGCTCGATCGCATGGCTGCCGAACGCTTCCTGCACGCCGAGACGGCGACGCATGAACACATTGCCATACATCTCGCGCTGACGAGCCGACGAGAAGCTGCCTTGCCGGGAACGGCCAAGCTCCTCGATCTCCTTGTTGGCGGCCTCGATCGCGCTCTGTGCGTCCATGCCCTTGGCCGACAAGGCACGCTGCTTGATCTCGCTGATCTTAAGCGCGTCTTCGGCGTCGGCATTGCGCACCGCCGCCTCGTCGTGCTTCATCGCGATCTCGTCGAGATCGGCGCCAACCTTGTTCAGTGCCCGGCCGAAACCGATCGCGGCCTCGGCGATCATCTCGCCGGAGCGGCCGAAGTCGGCGGCGCGGACGCGCTCACCGGTATAGGCGCGCGGGTCTTGGGTATTTTCGATGTAACGCTTCACCATTATGAGGGCGGTCCTGTAAAGCCTTGACTATATCGAGGCGACGACGGGGCACCGCCCATCCCGCCGCCACTGAACTGCTTGCCTACCTGCGACGCGGCGCCGAGGATCGTCCCGGCCGCGCCGATGTAGCCGCTGATCTTCGCCGCCTTGCCTGCATATTTCGCGGCCCGCGCCTGATTGGCATAGTTGGCGGCGTTGATCTCGTAGCCCTTCACTTCTTTCTCGACATTCTCGTTGATGATGGTGCTATCCTCGAAGCCCATCGCCAAGGTTTCATCCTGAATATCGAGCGGCGAACCGAAACCGAGATCGAGCCCGGCTGCGCCCATCTCCGCACGCTGCTGGCCCTGAAGCTGGGCAACCCGGCGCCAATGCCGCATCTGCTCCATCTCGCCGCGCTTGCGCGCGTCGTCGCGCGCCGCCAGCTCGTGCTTGCGGTTCTCATTGGCGACCTTGGCCGTGTATTCGGCCTGCGACGCCTGCACGTTGCCGGCATAGATTTGCCCGCCCGCGGTGACGAGAGCCGATGCAACAGTGAGCGCAGTTATGGTTACGGGATCACAAATTGCACGAACTCCCTCATGGGTTGACCACGAATAACATCAACCGGGCCGACGACAAAGCCCAGTCGCGTCAGCCAGCGGATCGCCTTGTGATTGTCGGCATGAACATGGTTGCGAAGCACGTCGTAGTGCCGCATGAAAGCCGCCGTGTAAATCTTGCCGAGACGCACCAGCGACTTGCTCTGCTTCTCGCCCACGTCGGTCAGCAGCATCCAGATGCCACCTTCACGATAAATCCATGATGTCGTGACGACGCCGAACATGGCCTCGGGGCGGCCATCCACCTTGACGGTGAACGCGACCATCGACGAGCGCAACCCAAGCCTCAGCGCCGTCTTGGGTGAATGGCCGCCCCACTGGCACTCGATCTGGTCAATATGACGCATTCGATTGGCGATCGTTCCGATATGGGCTGGCGAGGCCGGGACCACTTCAATCATCGCGGGCTGACCTTCATGCTTGCGAAAATACCGATGACATAGGCTGGCAGCGGCTCGGTCTGCCGGACGATCACGCTCGATGTGTCATCCCAGTCGCCGAACGCCGGGACTTTGTAATCAAGCACACCTTCGCCCATGAGCGCGCCAAGGTCTTCACCGTCACCCGGCGCCATCTGGTCAAGCTCCTGCGCATTGCCCGAGCCGATGCTGATAAGCCGCGTATCCTTGGCGCGGACTACGATCTCGTCGATCTGCTGCCGGTTGGTCTGCACGCTTCCCTGCTGCGTCATCAGCGCGGCCGGCAGCGTCTCGATCTCGCCGGTATAGCGCAGCCCGGCCGTGATGATGGTAGCCACTTCGTCGCCCGGCAAATCGACCCGGCCATTGACGACGACCTGATTGTGAATGACGAAACCGTCAAACACGACACTGACCGTCTCTCCTTCGAGATGCCACAGCTGGTCGATATAGCCCTGTGGCGGGTCATAGACCTGCGTGATCGAGCAATCGAGATGGCAGCCGGCAGCAATGTCACCACGGTCAGGCAGCGCCATGCGCTCGACGAAGCGGCGCTCGACGCCGTTGATTGTGCGCCGGATCAGGGCGTAGAGCCGCGTGTAACCATCTTCGGGGATCGCGCAGACCTGCTCGACGAAGCCGTCAGTCTCAAGCCGGGTCCAGCCCCAAACGTCCTGCTCCAGCTCCCATGTGAAGCAAAGAATGATACCGTCGTTGCGCGTCACGAAGATCGCCGAATGCGGCTCCTCGACGAACGCCATCGACGTCAAGGTGTAACCGTCGAACAGGTGATTGCTGAAGATCGAAACGTCGTCGCTCTTGTAGCCCTCGATCTCGAAGGCGAAGCCCAGCGACCTGAAGGTCGACCCCTGCGCCGGCTCGTAGAAGAGGACATTGTCGATCACCAGCGGCTCCAGCCACGACGCGCCGCGACTATTCTGGCGCTTCGGGTTAATGCTGCCCGGCGTGATGACATTGCTGTCGCCGGTCCCGGTCACCGCGAAGATGTTATCGCCGGTCAGAACGATCATGTCGTCCATCGACACGATATGCTTGATCTGGTTGACCTCGGAAGTAGCGAAGGCGAAGGCGTAGGCATCGTCGGCTTTGAGCACCGGCCGCGCCTTGTCCATGTTCTCGTAGTCGGCGGTACGCGAGCCCCACACCCCGTTGAGCACTTCGCGCGTGCCGCCGAACACCAGCCGCTGCTGGTGCGTGCCGATCACGGACGG